GATAACATACCAGATGGTTTGTTATGGGCTAAAAAAATATATAAAAAAAATAATTTAAAAATTTATAAAGAAAAATTTGATTTCAATATCGAAAATTTAATTCAAGGAAGAAAAAAATTAATAAAATCCAGAAAATCATTATTAAAATTAATTGAATTTGAGAATGATGATAAATTAAAAGATGAATATTCTGGCATTATATCACCTAATATAGTATGGACTAAAATTAAAACAATAGAAAAATCACAAAATGATACATATGATTTTTCATTACCAAATGATGCTATAGAAGAAAATGATTTTCATCATTCTGTCATTTATAATGGTATAATTACACACCAAACACCCAATGGGTTAGACCCTGTATACTATGCTACATATAGGGATGCTAAACTCAGTGCCAACAAATTTAATCCAATAGAATTACATTGGTTTAATGATCCTAGATATAATCAAAATTTAGTATGGATAAAAAATAAAGGTAAAGAGACAGAGTTAACTATTGTTGATGACAATTTTTCACATGAAAAAAGACTTAAATTAAAAGATGATGGCTTTGAGGCATCAAGCCCATGGTTTGAGGCAGAAAAAGCAAATTATAACGGAAATCATAGACAATTAAGTCAAGAGCTTCTAGGATCGTTTTTGGGGTCTGGCTCTAATTTTATTCCAGAAGAATATATAAAATATGCTGAAGAAAACACTGTAACTAAAATATTAAGACAAGAATTTGAAGATACTAATATGTGGATTTGGGAAGAACCAATCCAAAATGCTGTATATATAATGGGTATAGATGTTTCTACAGGAAATGGTGAAGATTATAGTTCAATATCTATTTTAAAATTACATGAGGTAATTGAATTTAAAAAAATTACTAATAAACAAGGTAAATTGGTTGATGCTAAAGTAAAAAGAAAAATTGTTGAACAAGTAGCTGAGTATTATGGTAAACAAACACCAGAAGTAATTGGGCATATGGCAAATCATTATGGTAGAAAATATAATAATGCATTAGCTGTTGTTGATATTACTGGTCATGTTGGTACTGGTACTATAAACAAATTAATGGAATCAAATTATCCAAATGTATATTATAGTGAAATTTCAAATAAACCATTAAAAGATTCATTGGTTGGCTATAATAAAATTATAAATAAAGAAATTTCACCGGGTATATTTGCTGATGTTGAAGTGACACCCGGTATATTTATTACAAATAATAGAGCTACAATGCTTTTATCTTTAAGTGATTTTATTTTAACTAAAAGTTTTATTATACGATCTAAAAGATTAACAAATGAATTAAAAACATTTGTTACAGTAGAAAATGATGCTAAGGGTAGAAATAGATTAGCAGATCACCGTAGAAGTTTTCATGATGATGCTATTTGGGCAAATACTTTACCAATTTATGTAATAACATATCATTATAATAACATTGATGATAGTGTTAATAAACAAAAAATGATGCTTGATGCTATGACTAAAGTTGATAGTTCTGGTAATAAAGTTAAATTAAATGAAAAAACACCTGAAAATTATGTGGATATAAGAGGTACTAATCCATACTTAACAAATTCATGGTTATTCAAGGGTCTTCGTAAAAAATAACTATTTATAATCAAAAATGAGATTATTTTCTCGTTGAAAATAGATTATGGGCGAACAAAAAAGAACAATTTATCAGGAAATAAATAAATTTTTAGGATTGGATGCATTTATTGGTGTTCAAAACAAAGACTTTTTTAATCAACCTGATGTCATTATTAAAGGTGATTCTCCTCAAGATGTAAAAAGAAAATCTCTTGAATTACAACAAAAAGATTATTTAAAATCAAAATTTTATAAAGTACAACAACATGGTTTTCAAAAAGCTTTACAATATGAAGCTCAAAGACTTCCAGCCTATGTTGATTATGAAGGAATGGAATGGTATCCAATTATTTCTGCGGCATTGAATCTTTTTATGGAAGAATCAACAACAATTGGAGATGATGGAAAAATGCTTCATATATATTCAAATAATGAAAGAATAAAAAATGCACTTGAAGATTTATTTTATACTACAATAAATATTAATACAAATTTGCCATCATGGTGTAGGGCGATGTGCAAATTTGGTGATAATTTTACCTATATATATGGAGAAAAAGAAAAAGGAATAATTTTTCTCAAACAAATGGTTAATTATGAAATTGAAAGAGAAGATAAAATTGAAGATGGAAGACTAATTACAAGATTCAAACAAAGAGGAACTAATGTATATTTTGAAAATATTGAAATGGCTCACTTTAGACTATTAGGTGATGATAAATATCTTCCTTATGGTAGTAGTATTTTAAATAAAATAAGAAGAACATGGAAACAATTAGTTCTTGGTGAAGATTCAATGTTAACATATAGAATTTTAAGAGCAGGTGAAAAACGTGTTTTTAAAATTCCAGTTGGTAATATGAATGATGATGATGTTGAAGCATATATTGAAAGGGTTGTTAATCGTTTTAAAAAAGTGCAGGAAATTAATCCAAATAATGCAACAATTGATTATCGTTTTAATATAATGGGTAATGATGAAGACTATTTTATACCAGTAAGGAGTGAAAATAGTGGAACAATGATAGATACATTACAGGGTGCACAAAATTTAGATCAAATACACGATATCGAGTATTTAAGAGATAATTTATTTATGGGTCTTGAAATTCCTAGACCATTTCTTAGTTATCAAAGTGCTGGTGGTGAGGGTAAAAATATGGCACAATTTGATGTTAGGTTTGCTAAAAAAGTAAATAGAATACAACAATCATTACTTCAAGAATTAAATAAAATTGCTGTTATTCATTTATATTATCTTGGTTATAGGGGAGAAGAGTTAACAAATTTTAAAATGATGTTAACAAATCCTTCAACACAATCTGATATTTTGAAGAATGAATTGCTTGAAGCAAAAGCAAGAGTATATGAAGCAATGACTAAAACAACTGAAGGAAGTATTGCTGCAATGTCACACTATATGGCAAAGAAAACAATTCTTAATATGTCAGATAGTCAAATAATACAAGATATTAAAATTCAAAGAATTGAAAGAGCCATATCGCAAGAACTTCAGGATACACCACTTATTATTAAAAATACTGGTATATTTAAAGATGTTGATGATAGATATGGTAGTGGTGAAGCATTGCCATTGGAAACCGCAACTAGTGGTGGTACTACTGGAGCTGCTGCAGCTCCGGGTGCTGGTACAACTTTACCGGGTGAAGGAAGTCCAGAACAATTAAGACCACCAACAGCTAATGCTGCAAATCAAGGTGAAACCTTTACAAGTCCAAGTGAATTACCACCAGTTCAAGGTAAAACAGAATCAATTCTTGGACGTACTGAAAATTTACTTAATGAGTATATTAATGTAATTTCTAATAATAAAGAAATTGAAGAAAAATCAAAGGATTTAATATTATATAATCAAAAATTAAATGAGAATGCATTCAAATTGATCAAAGATAACGAAAAAATAAATGGAACTGAAGAACATAATTCAATTAATTTTTCAAATTATGAGGATAGTGATGAGCTATATGAAAACATTATGAAATTAAGAGAAGATATTTTAAAATCACAATTAGATGATTTAAATAAAACAAAAATTTAATTTTTAAGCAAAAAAAGTATTTATAAAAAATTATATACAATGAGAAAACATAACTTTGGTATTATAAAAAATCAAATATTTAATTCATTAGTTGAATCTTTTATTAAAGGTGATTCTAATAACAATATAAGATCATTGGAATATGCTGATGTTGTGAACAATTCATCATTTTTAAAACTAGAAAATGCATTTTATAAGTACTTAGAAACCAAGTATATTAAGGATGAAAATTCTGCTGCAAGATATATTGATGAATGTATCTCATTATTTAAAAATTATACTAAAGATGATTATGTTAAAGAACATGCAAAATTAGATAATTTTTTTATAAATGAATCCAAAAATGATTCAAATTCAGAATTATATAAACATATTGATTCTTTGTTATATGAGTCATTAACTTTTACTGAAAATTATTCTACTAATATTGATGCATTACATGAATCATTTGAATTCATTTTAAATTATATCAAAAATAACCAACCAAAAGAACAAATTAAAGAATCTAAAATTAATAAAATAAAATCTTATTTTTCCAAAGAAGAAATTTTAAGAAAATCAATTGATTTATATAATGAAAAATATAGTAAATTAAATGAATCAGATAAATATATTGTTAACATTATTACAAAAGGTAATGATGATGATAAAATTTCATTATTTGAAAATTTAAAATCCGAAAATATCAAAATATTAACTGAACAACTTGAAAATGTTGTTGATGAAAATGTTTCTGATAAAATAAAACAATCCATTAATAAAATTAATGGTATGAAATCAATTGAAATGTCTACAATTAATAAGAATATTTTAAATTTATATACGTTAAAAACAAATATTAAAAATTAAGTTAATCTAACTTGATTTCCTTGTATATTATTGCTATTATCTCCAAATTGTTGTTTGGCATTACTTAATAATACATTAATATCATATTGTGTTTTTAAATCAAAGTGTACTGGATCAAAATAATTATTGAAATTTCCACCCCAACTAAATCCTAATTGTTTACCAATTGCTGGTGCTCCAGAATCAATCCAAAATTGTTTTACAGTATCTTGATCTGTATAATTAATTCCATTAATATATGCACTATTTTTTCTTATTTCTGCATCATAATGACCGGTTTTTGAATTAAAATTTCCTTTAATCAAAACAAAATCAATTGCAAGTCCATAATTATGTAAACTATAACCGGGTGTTGCATTTCTTTCATCTGCATCTTTTTGTTTTTGTTGTTGAGCAAAAGTTCTATAACCACTAGTTACCAATACTGTATATTTTGATTGTTTTTGAACTTCAAATATTAATTTTCTAAACAATGGTTTAACTGCAACATGTAAATCTTTTACATAATTTTCTTGTTGTGAATTTAATATGATTCCATCATTAGGTGAATTGGGATCAATGAAAGTTCCACCTTGGTTTGCTACATCATCATTATTCAAATCAATATCATATCCCATATTATTTTTCAATATTTTAAAAATTTCATATACATAATTAATTCCTTCATTTAAAGGAAGTGTACATTTTCTTATAATTTCAGGATATGAATTTGATTTTAAAGCCGAACCTCTATTATATGCAAATAAAGCACTTGCAGCTAAATTATTATTTCTACTTCCAATATAATTCATTAAATAACATTGAGCTTTAATAATTATTTCAGGATTATTCATAATATTATTATGAAGTTTCAATCTATTTGATGTACTTCTAATACTTGAAGAATCTTTTCCTATTCCATTTGTTATTTTATTAATTTCTTCATCAGTAAATTTTAATAATGAACTACTAAATTTATTATTCTTGACAATTATTTCAAATATTGTTGATGGAGTAAACTGAGATAAACCTAACGCTCCTGTTTGGGAATAGTCCCATATTCTATACCCACTCTCTCTAAAAGTTTGTGCTGCAATTATGTTTGCATCTAATTCATAAAGATTAGAATATTTATCAATTAGATCATATAATACAGGTACAAAATCTGCATCAGTAAGAATTTGTTTTCCATTATATGTTATTGATGCTTGAAATGTTTGGCCAGTATCAGTACTATATGGTAATTTATATCTATTTTTACCTTTTAAAAAACTATTGCTTTTTCCTGCTTTGCTTGCAATAAATGCTTTACTTTTTTCATTTAATTTTTTATAACCCATTTTATTTAAATATTTTTAAGGACTTAATAATAATCCAGATGCTGATACTGGTATTTTTAAATTTCTAAAATCAGTATTATTACCACCAAAATTATTACTACTATTAGCTTTTCCAACATTATCTGTAATATCATCTGCAGTACTTCCTTGTATACCTACTGCTGTTGCAAATTCTGTAACAAATGGAACTGGATATTTGGGTATTCTAACACCTTGAAAGGTTGTTTCCATGAAATTAGGTTTAATATTATGTGTTACTGATAATATTAAATAACCACCACTAAACATTGGAATATTTTCCAATTGAAAATACTGTGTCGGTTGTATCATAACATTTCCTAACATGGAAACAGTACAACTATAGCTTCTATTTTCATATGTTTCGAATAAATTTTGAGCTTTCCCTATTGGAACTTTACTACTATTATCTTGTGCAATTTTAGATAATATTTGTAAACTTTCATTTGTTTCCTGATGTGTTGATGTATCTAATTTAATGTTTGTAAAAAATGATTGATTCTGTTGTGAAAATGCAACTCTAAATGCCCTAGGTTTAAAACCATCTTGTGTTGCAATATTAGCAGTGAAATCATCAGGTACATCTTTATTAAAATCAACACCATCATCTTTATAATCACTTAATGGATCATTTAATATTGATGAAGTACCACCAACATACATACATACAAATGCTGGGGTGGCTGTTACTGTATCTGTATCATCAGTTTTAAACACATCATCCCATTCTCCATCTTGGAATGACATAAAATTTTGAAGTGGGAAAAATTCAAAACCATTATGTGCTAATAATCTACTTATTGTACTAAAAACACTTTCATCATAATTTTCTGATGAATCAATAATTGGTTGAAAATCAATAATACAAACATCACCAATATCATTAAAAGCTCTATCTATAAATTTAAATTGATCAATTAATGGTCCATTACTTAATGGAAAATGTGTATTTTGTCCATTACCTGCAATCCATTTATCATATATTGATTGAAAAGAATAATACATTTGATTTTTTATATCATTATCATCAATTGATGTTGTGAATTGGTTTTCAATATTACTTAATTCATCTTTAGCTTGTTCTAAAGAACTAGATAATTCACTTAGAAAATGTAAAAAAAATCTATCATTAAATATTTTCTTATCAGAATTTAAATTTACTTCTGAAATATCTTTATAATTTTCTGTTTGTTTTACAAAAGTATTTTCACCATAAATTAATAAGTTTCTTTTATCTACAAGCAATTCAAAAATATCTCTTTTGAATGTAGTTAAATTTAAATCATTTTTATAAGCTTTATATTTGTCAGTAGATTCAAATCCACTAAAAATTGAAGTATCAGAATTTTTATTAATATTATTATTAATTGTATCTAATATTGCATTTCTAAGTGTTTGATATTTTTCTGGTGTAGTTGTAAATTTTACAAATTCACTTTTTAATAATTCTTTATCATTTTTACTCAATGGATCAATTATATCATCCAATATATCAAGATAATCTAAAGATGGAAATGCTCTTATCATTCCAGAACTATTAATATTATTAGAACGAATATATTCATAAAAATTATTAATTATAGTTGTTCTATCTGGAGTATCTTTATAAAAATAAATTAAACCACCTAAAAAAACTATTACACTATAGGGCAATTCAATTACTGAAGGATATCCCCAATATGTTACTTCATTTGCTGCACCAGTTAAAATATAATTACCAAATATTGAACTTAACCAAAAACTTTTAATATAATCATTAAATGTGTTATTATTTATAATATTTTTAATTGAAATATCATCGGAAGCTAATGCATAATTGAATGTTATTCTGATACTTTTTCTCTCATCAATATCTGAAACGCTACTTAACAAATAATCTGAATAATAATCAGTTTGTGGGTCCCTATCCGGATAGTAAACAACATTTTCTTTAGTAAATTTTTTAACTTTTTTTGAATTACCAAATATTGATTTTAAAAATCCATTATCTGCAGCATTATCAATAAAATCATCAACAATGCTATTTTGATCATTTGAATTACTTACTCTTTCAACTAATGATTCTCTAAACAATTCTATATGTTTGTTATCATTATTTTCTAATGTGTCTGGAGTTGTTTTTTTTCTATAAAGATTAATTCCATTAATATTTATATAATCTTTATTTCTTAATTTTATTCCTCTCAAATTTAAAAAATTATAAAATCCATCTATATTTGTTTTATAAGTATCAGCATCATTTTTTATTGTAGAAATTAATTGATTATCAATAATGGAGTTTGCAATATTTTTTGCTTCAGCTCTTGCAAGATATTTCCCAAGTTCACTACTATCAATATTTAAATTGAAAATTCCTTGATTTTCATAAAATGTATTTGTAAATATATATTGAGAAAGTACAATAAATCTATCATATAATGTTTGATAGATTTGGTCTTTAGTTGTTTTATTTATATATGGACTTTGTAAATTATTTCTACCATTTAATGCACTATCAAATGATGAAATTGGAATCCAAGTATTATTTCCATGTGCATCCGTTTTATTTCTTAAATCTTGTATTCTTTCTTCTTTTTTTATTTTAATAAATGCATTAATAAAATCTTCAACAAAATTAACTTCAGGAAATGCTAATCCAATTCTGTTTCCTAATTTACCCAAATATGTTTTTTCTGATCTAGTTATTCCATTTTGTGGATAACCTCTTGTTTCCACATATGTAGGCAATGGATGTATTATTTTATCATCTTTAATTGTTTTAAATTCACTTCTGATTTTTGAATCATTTGCTTTATTAAATCCTTCAGCAGCAGAAGCAACATCATTCATTTTAGCAAAAAATTTATCTACATCATCACAAATTAATTTAATTACATTTTTTACTGTTGGCTTAAATGATTTTGTTCCACCAGTACCATCTGGAATAGCACCTAAATTTTCAATTAATGATTGATCAATTTTTTCTCTGATTTTTTCGTTAATTTTTTTTAATTGATTTTCATAGCTGGTAATTTGAGACTTTAACAAATTATAATATTTGGTAATATCTAATGCAACATAATTTTGATTATTAAAAATAAAGGTTGTATTTAATATTGAATTTTCATCAGCATTTGGTATTATATTCTTTAAGTCATCAACTAAAATGGATTTAATTCTATCTAAAATAGATGAAGCAGAAGATAAATTACTATTATTAGTTCCAATTCCTAATATCAATTTTTTAGGTAAATCAGTACTATTTGATGCACTCGTTTGATTAGTTTGAATATATCTATCGTATAGATCAATAGCATTACCAATATCAATAACTGAATCATCATCATTCTGAACATATGGTTTTTGTTCAACAGGATTTTGAAAAGGATTTAATGGATCAAATACAATATTTACTGGTTCATTATAATTAGGAACTTGTGTTATTATACTTGGTGCAGCATACATAAATAATGATGATGTTGCAATAAATTGATTAACTTCATTTGAAGGAAGAATTCCGGTAGGGAAATTATTAATATTTTTCTTAATTTCTCTTAATTGAACCAATTTAGAATTAACATCATTAAATTCGTTTATTTCATTAGAATTTTCTTTAATATCAACAATATCTTCATATAATCTTTTAGATTTTATTATAAAATCATTTATGTTTGTTGGTGGTGTTCTAGGGTCAACATTAGTATCACTAACAGGTTTATCAATTAATGGAACTATTTGTGCATATTTGAATAATACATCTGTTAATGGTGCAAAAGTTCTAGCAACATATTCTGTACTAATAGTATAATTTCCACTTTCAGAATCAAAATCAGTATCTTGTTTTAATAAATGTAGTTGATACTCCAATGCTTTACCATAAAAACCTTTAATTCTTAAATTAAAAATTGGTGGTGGAAATGAATGTAATACAGAATATGGACTATTCGATCCTTCATTAAACAATGATAATCCTCTAACATCAAGAAAATCAATATTTACTACAGGTACATAACTGCTATTTGTTGTAATACTAATATTGGTTATACCAAATCCTTCATATGGTGTTTGTGAACTTCCAACATTATTAGTCCAATTAGTTGAGTAATAGCCTCTTTCTAAATCATAACCCATTAAACTTACTTTAAGATCAGGGCCAGTTGTATCAATACTACTAGTTAATTTTGAACCAGTATCTACTAATATACTACTTTCTCTTCTTTGTGCTGTTAAATCAATTGATATAAACATTTTGGAGTAATCTGGAACTCCCATGTTTAATGGATTATTAACAATATTAGGATCGGCTAATTTAATTGTTGCCATTTATTAAAATTTTTATAATAAATACATGCCAAATTTAATGGCTTAGTGGACTTAAAAAACTATTTATTATTGTAAACGAATAAAGTATGTTATATATGAATATATTTCTTCAAATATCATTGAGTGGTTTTGATAAAGCTAGTGAAACTGGTATTGTTAGTGGTTTATTAGTTTCAATTTGTATCATACTTTTTGGTGTATCTATTTTTTTATTTAAAAAATATGAAGATAAAGTTCAAGAAGTAAATAAAGTACGTGAAGAATCATTGAGAAGAGAAGAACAACGTTGTAAAGAAATGCTTGAATCTGAAAAAGAAACATTAAAAGTGTT